CTTTCCCCATTGTTCTGCCATCGCTTCAGCAATACCTTGGTATGTTGCTGATCTGATTTTCCAACGATCTTTACTTGGGGGTAGTTTGTTTTGCCCGCTGGCGGTTTGATTGGCCCTACGAGTTTTGGCATCACCTGGTAGCATTTTTGTCGGAGTAAGCACCGGCAAATTCTTGAGCCACAAACAAGTTTTTTTGCTCGCGTCATGCCCGAACCACCAAGGCTGGACAATCTGGTCTGATTTACGAACGCGGGTTGAAATAACGCTTACAGGGTTTTCAATGGCTATTCTTTGGATTGGCGCGTTCATCAGTTGACGTACAAAATCTAGCGCGTTCTCGGTAAGCTGCGGGTCACGCAAACCCCGCGTTGTCCAATGCATACCTGACACAGACAAATAAGTACAAGGCGGGTGAGCAATCATCAGATCCCACCCATCGTTCAATATGTCCGTAACGTCGCCCTGATGGTGCGGCCCCGCTACGTCTGTTGGCAACAGATCGCAAGACATTGCATCGTGTCCTGCTTTAATGAAAGCGTCTCTTACCGTGCCGCTGTATTCGCAAGCAATAAGAACTTTCATCCAACTACCCGCGCATCAAACATCTTGCGAAACTCAATCATGCCTTCGTCAGACTCAGCACAGGCTTCAGCGTTAGCAACCAACTCCTTGGACCCGTACACACCGTCTCTTGGCTCGCCGTTCACCACTTCCTTGCCTTTGATGACGTAGATGGTCTGCCACTGGTCACCGGCTTCTTTGCGCTGCCACGGGACCATATCGGGATGCAGGACATGGCTACCGCAACCCTCACGCTGCCACTCAACGGGTATCTCGCTACCAGCGTGGCGCTCGCAGATCCATTTGGAGTTCTCCGTAGCGGTGCTATGGGCGCAGGTGCGGCAGTTGACCTCTTTGGTCAGGCGGTCGCCGTGGCAGAACTCATGAGCAGGACACCACTTGCATTGATACCAACTTGGATCGGCGCTTAACGGCTCTGGCATCCGGTCTGACAATGCAATACGCTTACCACGCGCTATTGCGTTTTCTGCGACGCCTTTGTCGTACTCCACCCGCTCTGTGTAGATGCGGTCGTCATCTTTGCAGACAGCCACATATAGCGCCCGATCAATACCAGTGCCGTGCATATAAGACTGCATTTGCACAAAGTGATCAAACTTGGCACGCTCTACGCCCTTGTCTTCGACTTGTTCAAACGATTTTTTGTTGTGGGTTTTGTACTCACAAACGTGTTTCTTCTGTGGCGCTCCCGGCACTCCAGAGATTGCGATGTCATCTATGCTCCCGCTAATGTGGCAACCAAAGTCCACCCGTTCTTGCGCTACCCCTGGCTTAAACTGGATGCCGATGGCCTGTAAATCGTCCTTGATTGTTGCTTCTTCATTTTGGCCGCGACGAAACATACGCAACACGCGCCCTTCAAACTTACTTGCCACCGCCCACCGAAACGACAGCCATAGCCAACGGTCGCAAGCGTGACCTAACTGGCTTGCGCCAAGATGCGCCCTTGGCTTCTCAGGCTTGTCTGCGTGGTGCTGGTCGATTAGCTCGGGGATGCTATACTGAGCGTCAGGTATTTTCATTTCGTGCTCTCTCCTTGGTATCTTTGCCCCGGCACTCCACCGGGGCATTTTTTTGCCTGTTACTTCTTGGCCCACGGTGGCGCGGCTTTTACACCGGCAGCGGGAACTGATGGTGCAGCCTTGGGTGCAGGTGCAGCACCGCCAGACAAAGACTTGAACCCGCGTACCTCGTTGCTGTTGCCGTACTGCTCTGAGATACGGATGTCAAGCTTAATCGACAGGTTGCCGCCGATCATCTGGTCCGTATCTTTAAGCGAAGTCAGGCCAATCGCCCGCATGATCTCGCCCAACTGCTGGCGTCCGATCTCCTCGGCCTTCGGGTTGGCGTTGCGTACATTCAGGTTGCCAAACACCACGCGCCCTTGGTGAGTCGGGCCTTGGATGTCGTAGCGGATCTTGATGTACTTGCCATTACCCATCTTCGTAGGCATCACTTCTGCGTTAGAAATTGTTGCGGTATACCAGCCCTGTGGCAGGGGTTCAAAGTTGCGCTCCGACTGGGGCAGCGAGGCAACGTCATAGGTTTCGTCTAAAAGCATTTCACTTCCTTGTGATAGTAAAACTAGGGCGTCCCGGTTTGGCAGTTATTGCTGCCGCAAACGGTTTGGTAATTGACTCGTCTGTGGCTTTCCAGACAGTCATGTTGATTTCTGGCTTCCACCGGAAAACGGTGGACAAATGCTCTTCACTACCTGTTTCATGGGCAATGACCAGCAACTTGTCAGCGTTGACCGTGCGGTTAACCCGACCTTCAATTTTAATTGCAAAAGGTGACCCGACTTGCACCACATTCTCGGTCCCCTCAAACGTCTCTGGGAAATTGACCTTCTTGGCAATCTCGTCCTCAATCTCGCGCCGTTTCTCAACGGCCACCTTCTCGGCTTCCTTGTAGCCAATCCAACGCTCGGCCAATTCGTCAAGCGTGATGTCGTCAAAGACTCTCATCGTTCTTCCTCCAAAATTTCAAATTTTCTGTTCACCATTTCTTCAGCAAACTCAAAAGCCAGATAAGCAATCCATCTTTCGTGATCATCATCCTCATCTGGACGCTTTTCGTTGCGAATGATCAAACCTATCAACGCTACTGCCGCAAAAAAATCGCGTATCTCCATTACAAACCTCCAATTTTCTTGATAATTTCGCCAAGATCGGCGTCTTCCCACACTTCCAGCTTGCCGCTACGGTCCTTTGCAAGCCACAACCCATCTCCGTCAGTCATCAAAGCGCGGCGGGTGTTGCCCTCAGCGTCTTTCTCAACGCGCAGAGCCAGCACTTCATCGAAGAAGTAGGGCAATGATTGCCCTGTCTTGTTCCCCGGCATCGATGGGGCGTAGAGGACACGGCCCATCTCGTCCTGAGTCTTTTCCAATTTTGCCGACATATAGACGTGTTTACCAAGCAGGTCACGAAAGCCTCGGATGATGTCGGCCATCTGTTCTTGCATGGCCCCGTAGGCAGCGCGTGGATCTTTGTTGATCTTCTTCTCAGCGTTCAGCACCACCTCGGCGATTTCCGAGATGCTGTCCAGCGCCACCGACTCAAACTCTGCCGCTTCGGTGCTGCTAGTCAGCCACTTGTAAGCCTCCCTAAGATCATCCATGCTCGTGATCTCAATGAACGGCAAGTTAGTATCTGCAATCGATAGCAAACCGCCTTCGGCACTCAAAATTACCGGCGTTGGTAAGGTTGGGATAAGACTGGTCTTACCCGCACCGGCCTGACCGTAAACCAAAAGCTTTACCGCTTGCGCGGTGGCTTCCTTGGTTCTCTTCAATAAAATTGCCATCAAATGCCTCCTGACATTGCGAAAAACAGGCCAGCACCAGCAGCGATGCCGATGATGAGTGAAACTAATACGGTGACCCAAAAGGGGTCTTGTTCTTTGTCTTCCATGTTCTCTCCTTGTTTGATGAAAAAACCCATCCCAAAGCGCCAGAAAGAGGCGCTTTAAGTCAGATTTTTACCATTCACATTTCCAACGGAAACCAAACTGTTCGTTACGTTGAACTAGTTCTTTGGCTTCTTCATCGGTCAAACCATGATCTGCGGGAGTTGCACCAGCGCGTCCATCTTGATGAACATACGGATCGTGAATCCAGTCACCTTTCGACGTTTTAGCCACCCAAACCGGAAAAAGTTCTCCAGTGTCTGCGTCCATGTAGCCTTGTTGTCTGAGTTGAATTTTCACAGTTAACCTCTGTTTTGCTGCACCGTCCGGCCATCGGTTCGTGCAGTTGTTGCTAGATTAAAGGTTTCACCGTAGAGTGTCAACACAAAGTTTCAACCAAGGTGGAAAAAAAGTGACAACGAACGAGGCGATACAATTTTTTGGGAGCTTGAAGAAGCTCGCAGACGCGCTTGGGGTCTGGCCCCAGGTCATCTATCGGTGGGGTGAACGCCCCCCGATGGCTCGTCAATATGAGATCGAAGTTAAGACTGAGGGAAAACTGCGTGCAGACCATGAACAAGATTGAAGCCGCCCTGACCTACGCCTCGTGGGGCTGGCGCGTACTACCAGTAGTGCCTAACGGCAAAGTCCCAGCAACCGCCCACGGGGTTAACGATGCAACCATCAATGAAGACCAGATCCGGCGCTGGTGGACTCAGAACCCAGAGTTCAACATTGGTATCGCCTGTGGTAGCACCAGCGGCATTGTTGTGTTTGACATTGACCCACGCAACGGTGGGGATGCGAGTTGGGAGCAGTGGTTAGAGCAGCACGGTCCCCTGCCAGACGGTGCGATGGCGCTTACGGCAGGTGGTGGGCAGCACTACATCGCACGGCATCAAGATGGCATACGATCTTGCAAGCTGGGTGAGGGCATCGATCTGCTATCAGATGGGCGTTACTACATCGCTTACCCGTCAACGATTGAGCACCGCGCCTATGAATGGGAAGCGTCCAGCGATCCGTTGGATGGGGTGGCACCAAGTGCCATACCAAATAGTTGGTTGCCGCTGCTAGGCCAGCGTAAGGTAGTGCCGACTACTAACGGCGATCTGATTCAAGGCAACCGCAACGATGGCTTGACCAGCCTCGCAGGTGCAATGCGCTCGTTTGGGATGACGGAAGCCGAGATCTTGGCCGCGATCAGCGTGGCAAACGAAACCCGATGTGAGATCCCACTGCCATCAAGCGAGATCAAGCAGATCGCAAGATCAGTCACGCGGTACGAGCCAGACGCAGACGTTGCGGCTAGTAACGCGCTCGGTTCTGCGGCCCTTGACACGCTTTTCACCCAAGATGAGACACGAGACTACTTCCTGACCCGCGCAACGAGCTTCTTGGGCCAACCAAGCCCCGTGCCGTGGATTGTGAAGGGGTGGCTTCCTGCATACGCCACAACAATGATGTATGGCGAGTCAGGCGTGGGTAAGACTTTCGTTGCGCTGGATATGGCTTGTTGCATTGCCAGCGGCATACCGTGGCACGGTATTAAAACCAAGCCGGGGATCGTGGTGTATCTGGCCGGTGAGGGTAACTATGGGATGCGCCAGCGCATTGCCAGTTGGTGCAAGCGTAACAACGTAAACAGTTTGGACAACCTGCTAATCAGCAACAAGGCGTTAGACATGGATGCCCCTGGCGCAGCAGCGCAGGTTATCTCGGCAGTCCGGGCGCTGACGCCAGAACCAGTTGTACTGGTCAACATTGACACGCTCAATAACCATATGTCAGGGGACGAAAACAGCGCCAAAGACACGCGGGCGATGATCAATGCCTGTAACGTGGTCTCGATGGCCCTTAGTGCGACTACTATGTTGGTGCATCACCTTGGACACAACAGCGAGGCAAAACAGCGTGCGCGAGGTTCTAGCGCGTGGCGTGGGGCATTGGACGCGAGTATCTTGGTTCATGGCAAGAGTCACGAGGTAATCGTGTCTTGCACCAAGCAAAAAGACGCGCCAGAGCCAGCAGATCTGTTTGGATGCCTAAGCCCAGTAGACCTAGGTTGGCAGGACGAGGATGGGATGCCGTTGCTTGGCGCAGTCTTTGAGATGTTTCAAGAAGGCGATCTGCGTATTCCGACGCCCAAAGCCACTAAGCTGGATGAGCACAAAACCAACTTAGAGCGGGCTTGGTTCGTTGGTGGTGCGGAAGTGTTGGAAGAGATGCCCTATGTCAGCAGAGAGGCGTTTAAGACGTTTCTGCTTGAGCAGGGTATCAAAGCCACCGCAGTTGATCAGCATCTCAAAGCCTCGGCCAAGCCTGGGATGATCATCAGGGACTTAACCGATGCTGAAATAATAGGCAGACATGAGAAAGGTTGGGTGGTTAAGGAGAGGGAATTGGCGGCGAAACTGATGAGTAAGGTGAAGCAATGAGCGATCCATTTAAGATTGACGGCCCTACCGTCATATCCTTCTCAGGGGGCAGAACGTCTGCTTATATGTTGTGGCGAGCTTTACAGTCCAACAACGGGTTGCCCGCAGAAGCCAAGGTTTGCTTTCAAAACACCGGCAAGGAGCGCGAGGAAACGCTCAAGTTTGTTAACGAGTGCGGCAAACGGTGGGGTGTTGAGATTGATTGGTTAGAGTTTAGAGACTCTGAGACCAAGTTTGAGAAGGTCACGTTTGAAACAGCCAGTCGGGACGGTGAGCCATTTGAGGCGATCATCCGTAAGCGCCAGTTCCTGCCCAACCCAATTGCCAGGTTCTGCACTGTTGAACTTAAAATCAAGACCGCTGAAAGATATTTGAAGTCCTTGGGTTGGACTGATTACGAAAACTGGATTGGCATCAGGGCAGATGAGCCTAGAAGGCTGGCAAAAACCAAGATCCAAGATCAAAGTAAGGGCACTACAAAATACGCCCCTTGTGGCATTGCTGGCATCACTAAGCACGACGTGGCCAAGTTCTGGCGTGAACAACCGTTTGATCTTGAGTTGATCAACGACAACGGCACAACCCCTTGGGGAAACTGTGACCTGTGCTTTTTGAAGGGTACAAACAAGGTAATGAGTTTGATCTCACGAGAGCCAGAACGCGCACTTTGGTGGGCCAAGATGGAAAAAATACCAATGGTTGGTAAACCGCTCGGGGGACACTTCAGATCTGACCGTCCATCATACCAGTTGATGATGGATGCAGCCAACCGTCAGGTTGATATGTTTGACGAATCAGAAGAGGACATTTCTTGCTTCTGTGGAGACTAAAGTAGTTATAAATTGTATGCCGTAACTACCGTAACTTACCGTAACTAGACGTAACTGGTTACGGGGGGCAAAGGCGAGTTTACCGTAACGTAACGTAACTCCTCCTATAGGAGTTACGGTAGTTACGGTACGATGCGGTCGAAAAGGTACGTTAAGGTTTCACCTTGAGGGGAAAATTACAAAATGGCGAAAAGTGAAAAATTGATTCAAGAAAAGAAGAAGAACGGAGGTGCGAGAGAGAACGCAGGTCGGTTGCCGTTTGAACCGACTGAGAAAGATCGGGAGATGGTTGAGAAGCTGGCGAACTGGGGAGTGGCCGAGCATCACATCGCGCCGCTCATTGGCGATGGCATTAGCGTGATGACGCTGCGTAAGTACTGCATGACGGAGCTGGAGCGCGGCAGGGCTAAAGCTAGTGCTGGCATCGGGCAGACGCTGTTCCAGAAGGCTATGGCGGGCGACGTGGCGTCGCTCATCTGGTGGACCAAGACGCAGATGCGCTGGACCGAAGCACCGCGCCAGATCGAGGTGAGCGGGAACATCTCTATCACCGACGCGCTCGCCCAGGCGCAAGCACGGCTCATCGAGGCTGAGATCATTGAGATGGATACGCCGTTACTAACCGTAACTGAGCCAGTTACGCTTGAGGTTACGCCTGTTACGGTTGACCACATAGGGGGTAACATCGGGGGTAACATAGGCGACCGCGGTGAGGAAAACGCAATGAAATCAACGGGTTAGCGCAATGATTTGATTCCTCCTACGGCTCCCACATCGGGGGCGGCAGGGCCAACCGAGGGTTTTCCCGTAGCGCCGAGGGGGCCGGGGAGGGCCGGCGGGCGCTCGGTCACGGTAACGGTGGCCCCGCAAGAATTTTTTTTTATTTTTTGAAAAATGCAAAAAACTCGTTATAGCGCCGAAGACGAACAGATCCTGATGACCAAGCTCTGGTCGCCAACGATTGCGGATAACCCGGAGGCGTTCGTGTTGTTTGCGTTTCCTTGGGGTCAGCCGAATACTCCGCTTGCTAAGTTTGGCGGTCCGAGGAAGTGGCAGCGCGAGATCCTGCGAGATATCGCCAAGCACATTAAGGACAACCAGGGGCAGGTGGATATGCAGACGCTGCGCGAGGCGGTGTCTAGTGGCCGGGGTATTGGCAAGTCTGCGCTAGTGAGTTGGTTAATACTTTGGATGCTGACTACGAGGATTGGTTCTACGGTAATCGTGAGCGCCAACAGCGAGAGCCAGCTACGCTCGGTGACCTGGGGCGAGTTGACCAAGTGGCAAGCGATGATTATCAACAGCTACTGGTGGGAGATCAGCGCAACTAAGATTGTGCCGGCGGCGTGGTTAACGGAATTGGTAGAGCGGGATTTGAAAAAGGGGACGCGCTACTGGGCGGCAGAGGGCAAGTTGTGGAGTGAAGAAAACCCAGATGCTTATGCGGGGGTACACAACCACGACGGGATGATGTTGATCTTTGACGAAGCGAGCGGTATATCGGACCCGATTTGGGCGGTGGGCGCGGGGTTCTTCACGGAGAACATCCTAGATCGGTATTGGTTTGCGTTTAGTAACCCCCGGCGTAACAGCGGGTACTTTTTTGAGACATTTCATGGCAAACGGGATTTTTGGAAGGGCCGGCAGATTGATGCCAGGGAGGTTGAGGGGACGGACAAAAATACTTATGAGCAGATCATTGCCGAGTATGGTGAGGATTCACCTCAAGCGCGGGTGGAGGTATACGGGGAGTTTCCAGCTAGTGGGGACGACCAGTTCATTGGACCGAGGGTGGTGGATGATGCGATGGAGCGGGAGAAATACAAGGATCAGACCGCGCCGATTGTTATTGGTGTTGATCCGGCGCGAGGGGGATTAGATTCAACGGTTATCGTGGTGCGCCAAGGCCGCGACATTGTTGCGATAAAGCGGTTTAGGGGCGACGATACGATGACAACGGTTGGCAATGTCATTGATGCGATTGAGGAGTACAAGCCCACTTTGACGGTCATTGACGAGGGCGGTCTAGGGTATGGAATACTTGACCGATTGGTTGAACAAAGGTATAAGGTGCGAGGGGTCAATTTTGGTTGGAAAGCCAAAAACCCGGTGATGTGGGGTAATAAGCGGGCAGAGATGTGGGGTGCTATGCGGGACTGGTTACGGTCTGCGAGTATTCCGAAGGATCG